GTGCGTGGCGGTGGCGGCATCGGTGGGATCTGGCCGCCGATCAAACGGCATCAGGCCCGCCTTCAGGGCAACCCGTCGACGGCGCACGACATCATGTGCATCGGGCACTGGCACCAGTTGGTGCTCGCCCCATCCTCCGGTCTCGTCGTGAACGGCTCCCCGAAGGGATGGGACGAGTACGCTGCCACCTCAGCGTTTGAGCATCACCCGCATGACACGGCACAGGCTTGTTTCTGGGTGACGCCGGAGCACGGTGTGACGATGGCGGCACCGGCGTTCGTCGTTGACCGGAAGGCTGAGGGCTGGTGAACCGGTCTCGCCGGGGTGCCGCGGCGTGGCAAAGTGGGTGCCCTACCCGGCCGAGGATCGGCCGCTACGCGAACGCCTGGAGGCACCCATGAGCAGCATCACCCGCAAGCAAGCCCTGGACCTGATCGAACGAGCCGCCGCCACTGCGGTCCAGGCGTTCCTCGCCACGTGGGTCGTTGGTGACCTCGGGTCACTGAAGGCCGCCGGAGTCGCGGCGGCTGCCGCTGCCCTCGCTGTCGTGAAGGGTTGGGCAGCGAGGGTGCTGCCGATCGGTGACGACTCCGCCAGTCTCGTCTGAAACGCGGAACCGCCCCGCCGCAGGCTGGCGCACAACAGCAGCGGCGGGGCGGTTCGGCTGCCTACGGTCCCCGGAGTTGGACAGGGGCCAGGATCGGTGAGCGAACACCGCCCTGGCAGGCAGCGGGTCGGCCGCATCAACCACCAAGAAGTGGGCCGACAGGTCAGTTGTCAATGTCAGGGTAGCCGCTGCCGTCACCGGCGGGAATGGGGTTTCCGACGGGTTTGTGACCGCCGCCGGTCGCGGTCGTAGTCGGCTTGCGCTCGGCGGCATCGTGAGCATCGGCAGCCCTGCACGTAGCCGGTGCGAGTGCCGCACTTCGATCGGGCCTCGCGGGGCACCGGGTCCGGCTCAGGAACGGGCAGCAGGTCGTCACCACGGATGCGGCGCAGTTCCTCCAGGGTGATGCCGTCAGCGTCGGGGTCGAAGCCCACGGTCGGCCTCCCGTTGTCGTAGGGGTTGTTCCTTCGCTGCGAGTGAGTCGAACGCTGCGGCTGGTGTGCCGTGGTCGCGGAGTGCCCGCCAGCGTTGCCCGGATCGGCAGCCGCCGCGAATGTAGTGCACCTCGTGCTTCGCGGCACCGTCCTCCATGTTGAGTGCTTCGGTCAGGCACGGCTCCCACACGGGGCAGGTGCGGCAGGTTGTGACCCGCACGTCAGCCGGGTCACCGCCATCGTCGCACGCTGCGTGATGCCACCAGCCGGTCACTGGTCACCCTCGTGGTCCTGATCCATCAGCCCGGCATACAAGGCGAACGCCGCCTCCCATCGCGTCGGATGGATGATGCGGGCACCCAGCGCCGTCTGCCATTGAGAGCGGGTGGGGACGTGCTCCCACGGTCCCGCAAGATGCAGGCACTGTGACTTGTCGGGGGACCATGCCCCCCACATCATGTTGGTGGTAGAGGGACCCCAGTATGGGTGATAGGAACTCTGACTGGCCCCGATGATGGTGCCGATGGGCAGGGCTCCCATCGTCAAGTGGTATTCCTTCATCGTGAGCCCGAGATGGACAGCCAGGAGTGGCGAGCGTTCGCTGTAGGTGATCGTCGTTTCAGCGAGCACCTTCGCGTATTGCTTCGGTGTGAGGGGCGGCGCTAACTCCTCCAGCCGCTCGACCACCTCGTGAGCGATCACGCCGGTCACTGGTCGCACCCATCTTCGTCGAGTCGTCCGGCAGTCCACTGTCGTTCAGCCTGCCGGTCGAACGCCTTCTCGGCCTGCCGGAGCAGATGGTCGTCGTAGCCGCAGGCGCACAGGTCACCGAGTTGGGCAGGGCAGCGGCGGGCATGTCCGGCGGTCACTTGTCGACCGCCTTCGCGTAGGCGTGGTCAGCGAGGTCCCAGGCGCTCGGTGTCCACGGTTCGACCGTGCCTTCACCGTCGCACTCGGCGCAGGTGCCTTCGCCGTCGCATGGGGTGCAGGCGTCCTCGGTGTCTCGCCGTTCGCCGGTGCCGTCGCATGTCTGGCACTCGCCGGTGCTGCGGCACAGGTCGCAGTCGACCGGTTCGCCGCTCACGATGCCGCCTTCGGCTGGTGGGTCAACGTGTGGCGGGCGGACTTGAGCACGCCGATCAGGTCTCCCGCCTCGGTGAAGGTCACGCCCGGCTCGGCGCTGTCGATGATGTCATCGATCTCGGCCAGCAGGTCGCGGATGAACCAGTGCTGCTTGAGGGTCATGGGGCCGCTCATCTTGCGGCGCTGCTCCGTCGGCGTCGGACCTCCGCTGCCTACGTGTGTCTTGTGCATTGCTCTCTCCTTGGTTGGTGGTTGGTGGTTGGTGGTTAGAACAGGTCGATGGTGTTGGCGATGCCGGTGCCGTCGTGGACCGGCGTACCGAAGTCCGTCTGGACGTAGGCGACGTGGACGCTGGTCAGACCGGAGAAGCCCTTGCCGGAGCCTCGGGTGACGACCTTCGCCGGGGCCGACACGAGGCCGAGCCGGTAGCCCTTCTTCTCGTAGGTGGCCTGGCGCTTGGCGTCGGACACGAACTCGCCGGTGAACCGGGACTCGCTCCAGTCCCAGCCGTCCAGGATCGCCCAGCACGGGCCGTACCGGCCGACGATCTGCTTGGCGGGCACGAGGTTGCCGTCGAGGTCGTAGAGGGCCGTGAACTGGTGGACGCCTCCGGCGTCGATCAGGTCGGCCTCGGCGTCCTTCTTCTCGGCGGTGATGCCGTGCGCCCACTGGCTGACGAAGCCATCGGTGTCGCAGCGGTCGAACGAGTCGTCGGCTGCCTGCCGGTCGCGGGTGGCCTGCTCACGCAGGTCGGCGGCGGTGGGCTCGGTGGTGGTGCTCATGTGGTTCTCCTTGTTGGTGGTTGGTTCGTCCCTGCCGAGGCCTCGAACCTCGGTGGCTGCCAGCCAGGGGTGGGTGGTTAGACCCTGTGGGTGCTGCGGTACCGCTCCGCTGCCACGTACATGGCGTTGTCGAGTCGCAGTGCGGCTTTGCCGAGGGCCCGGAGGAACGGGTCCTCGTCCTGGGTGAAGTCGCTGTAGAAGTTGGCGTCGCTGGCGAGTTCGATCCAACCATCGGAGTCCGGTTCGACTACGATGACGACGCGAGTTGTTGAGGAGGTGACGACGGTCGGGACGGGCAGATCACGGGAGATGTGATCGTCCCAGAACTTGCGGCCGATGGTGATGGTGGTGGTCACGGGATGGGTCTCCTTGGTGGTGGTTGCTTCCATGACCTCATTATTACATATTCCCCCGGCTATGTCTAGCCTTTCGTGCGGATTCTTTCACCGCCTCCGCAGCAGCCAGAACTGGGCGACCAGCAGGGCGACCGTCCCGACTGCCATCACGACCAGCGCCGCTGCCGTCACTGGCGGCTCGACCGCCATGTGTCACCCGCGACGACCAGGACCGCCACCAGCACCCCGAGCACGAGCGGCACGACGGCGTTCACGACGCGGCCTTCGCTTTACGCCAGTCGCCCGTACGGCGACGCTCCCCGAGGGCGTCCTCCCGGTGGCGGCGGATCTCCAGATACACGGTCTGCTTGGCGACACCGGCCTCGGCGGCGAGGTCCTGCTGACGGGCACCGGCCTTGTTGAGTTGGTACCACGCTGCCCGGCGGGAGGCAGACAGGTCGGCGACCTGGGCCAGCAGTTTGTGAATGGCGGCGGTCATCTCGGTGGGGGTCATCAGTTGCTCCTTCTAGTTGAGATCGGGTCGGTCGGCCCATCGGCCTGAGCCGGGACTGGGTGGGCGGTTGGGGCGGTGCCGCGGATGCGGCGGAATGTCGTCCGGCGGCGGCTCCGAATCGAGGGTGCCGTCAGCGAGGCGGCGACGGAGGTCTCGCACGGCTGCCAACCCGGCAGCGCGCCGGTCACGACTCATGCCCATCGCTGAGCACCTCAGTGACGACGACTCGGAGACCGTCACGGCCCACAACCTGAGTCGGTAGAAACGTGAGCGAGTGAACGAACCTGGGGTCGTCGTCGTCGATGACTCCGGCGTCAACGATGCCGTCGATGGCGGCCTTCACGGCAGGCAGGCACGCCGCCACATCTTGGATGCCTCGCCGGTCCTTCGCGAGCGGCACCGCTGCGATCTTGACAGCGGTCAGGCGGGGCACCTGCTGGCCGAGGGCCAGCCAGCCGAATCGTTCTCGGCACTCACGAACATGGGCGGCGCGCTTGTGGAAGTGCCACGACCGCTCGGCGTTGACGGTCCACGGGCGCGTGTCGTCCTCCAAGATCCAGCGTCGTGCCAGCCGGGTCGGTTCGATGTCGATGGTCATGCCCCCAGCCTAGCCGTCGGAAGCCCGACGAAGTAGCCCTAGTGAGGTCGCGGCCTCTGGGTGGCTGTGAATCCACTCGTGGCAGTGACGGCAGATCGCAATGGTGTTGGCCGGGTCGAGCGCCGACCCGCCCCTCGCCCTGGTCAACGGTTCGTGCAGTTCAGCCGCGTATCCCAGGCAGCCCCATCCGGCGTCAAGCCGGTCGGCTTGCTCCGGGGTGAACCGAGTAAGCCGCCACGAACGAATCGACCGCCCGGCTTCGCAGGTTGGGCGGCGTGCCAACTCACGGGCCACGAGTGCCCGGCGTTCGTTCTGTTCACGGCGACGCTTCGGCGACATGGCAGCGAGCCGTGTTCGACGCTTCAGCGGACCGCCTCGAGCCAGCGGGGTGCGACGTGTCAGCGGTGAGCGTTTCATCGTCGCCTCCGATGCCACAGGACAGGGCCGGTCGGGCCGTCGGGTTCGCGGTTCATCAACTCGTTCATCCGGGCGAACGCTGCCGCAACCGGGTCAGCAGGAACCGCCGGGCAGGCAACCTTGACCGGAGCGTCCGCGAGATCAAAGACACGTCCCCCGGAGGTTGCCCTTCTCCGTGATGATCGCAGGCGGCTAGCCCAACGGTCCCTGCTCATCCGGCCATCCTTGCACGTCGTTCCGCTGCGAGCAGGCGGGCGTACTCGTCGAGGAACCGTCGCCGGTCTAGGTCCGGGCGGCCCGAATCGCACAATGTGCGCCACCCGCCCGCAGCCTTCACGGCGGCACCGGTCAGGTCGTTGCCCCACTCAGGAGTTTCTGCCCGGCCGGTCGCCCGAATCTGTTCGCAGACTTGCGCCCAGGCGGTCGCCCCGTCCGGCAGGTCATCGCCGACCTGCCGGACGATTACTTCCTCACGGATCTCCGCTGGTTTCGGAAACCACTTCGACACCCGAACAAGTGTTCGGGCGGCAGCCATCAAGGCGTCGTCGTTGAGGTCGTCGAGCGCAGCGCAGTACACGTCGACCCTCGCCCGTTCCAGCGTCTGGTCGTGGGCGGTCGTCAGGACCTTTAGCGCCTCCAGTACTCCTCGGCGGGTCACCAGCCTCGCACCTCGGCGTAGTTGGTGAGCAGGTCGAGGCACGCTGGCGTCAACTCGCCACCCGGGGTGCCCTGCTTCGTGCCGGTCAGCAGCCCGTCGCGGCGTGCCCGGCTGATGATCTGCGACACCTGGCCGGGAGTGAAGCCGGTGACCTCAGCGAGTCGCTGGCCCGGCTGCAACGAGTACCCGGCTCGCATCTGCTGCACATACGCCGCAGCCCACGCCGCCGTGTACCCCTTCGGGTATCGCTGGCCCGTGCCAAGCCTGTACGTCGGCATCCTGTCGGCCCAGTTCACGTCGGCCAGCGGGTCGATGGGTGCCTCGTCATCGGGTTCCGGGTCGGGTTCCGTGTCGATGAACTCCAGCAGGTGGAGCCGCACCGACCACCGGGACTCGTCCGGCGGGAACCAGCCCTGCTCCGTGTCGTGGACGAGCAGGTTGCTGCCGTCGGCCGCGCCGACGTACTCCTTCAGGTCGTCCATGTTCAGCAGCAGCGCATGTTCACGTTGCCCTGGGTGCCTCAGATCGACAGTGGTTGTGACTTTCATTGCTGGTTCTCCTTCTGGTTGGTTTCTTCTTCGATCATAGCCGCTAGCAGGTCAGCGGTGGGCAGGGACCTACCGCCTCCCTTCTGTGGTTCTCGTTCCTTGGTTCTAGTTCTGGGCCGCACTGACGCGGCCCCCCTCCCCGCATCTGTGCGGCCCCCTCCCCGCGTGGATGCGCCTCCCCCTCCCCTATGTTGCGGGTCGGTGCGGAAGATCGTCCACAGGTTCGTCAGGTTGTGCCCGGCGTCCTGCTTGCGGCGCTCCACGTGCAGCGCCTCAGCGTCCACGAGGGCGATGGCCCACCGGTCCACGGTGCCGGTTGAGCAGCCGAGCCGCCGGGCGAGCGTCAACCTGGATGGCCAGCATCGGCCCTGATCGTCGGCGTACCGGCCGAGCACCCCGTACAGGCGCACCGCCCCGTGCGGCAGGTCAGCGTGGTCGAGCACCCATTCGGGGATGATCGCGAACGGGCCGGTGTCGGATTGGATCATGTCAGCCGCCTCGCTGGGAGTTGCACACTCAGGGCGTCGGGTTCGACCTTGCAGAACTCGTCCGGGTCGAGGCCCATGTCGCGGAGTGCTGTCAGCCGCCAAGACGGGCGGGCGCATCGGAACAGGACACGGGCGATGGCCTCCGACTCGGATTCGTACTCGCCGGTCGCCTCGTCGACCCGCCGTTCGTCGCGGGCACGGGCCACGACATGCCGCCACAGTTCGTCGTGATCCCAGCCGGTGCGTTTCATCGACCGGCGCACCTCGTACAACCCGTCGCCGGTTTCCAGGTTCCGGCGGTCACCGAGGCTGCGGATCAACGCCTGCTCGGCCGACTTGTAAACGATGGCGAGCAGGTGTTTCAGGTTCCGTAGGTCCAGCAGCAGGGCAGCGAGGAACTGCGGGTCCTCGTCGTTGGCTTCCAGCAGGGCACCGTCGAGCAGGGCGAGCGCGTCCTCCAACCTGTCGAAGTCGAGGGTCACTGTTTCGTCGGGCGGCGGGTTAGGATGTTGGGGCATCGGTTCTCCTTCCGTGCATGGTGACCCCGGCCGCAGGTTCCCCCCGGCCGGGGTCATCAGGTTTTCAGGTTACTGCTACCGGGTCGGGTTCGATGTCTGCGCCGAGTTGGCTCCAGATGTCGTCGAGCCGGTCGGCGGGCACCTTGCCGGAGTCGAGCGGCGGGATGCCCTCATCCTTCCACCAGGCCTTCAACAACTCACGGTCGACAACATCCAACAACCCGATGCTCTGTCGTAGGGCGTCGATCTCGTCGGCGGTGGCGTAGGCGATCGGTTCGGGTGCCACCTCCAGGGCAGGCGGGTCGACTGTTTCGGCTTCCAGCACTTCACCGTTGCTGTCCACGTCGCCGCCGATCTCCTCCGGCACGTAGCCAGCGCCAAGCACCACGTCGGGGAACAGCACCCGGCACAAGGCCGACACGGCCCGCCACGTCAGCATCGCGCCCTCGTACTGTTTCCAGTTCTTCTTCCCGGCTAGTCCGGCGTTCTGAGCGTCGCCGATGGTGAACACGGCCTGATGCTGGTCACCGGTGTCGGCTCGCTTGCCGGTCGCTGTGGCAACACCGGGCTGCACGTCGATGGTGACGGAGTGCCCGGCCTGTCGGACGAGACCGAGCATCGCTTCGGGTCGCAGCGAGGCGGTGCCTTCGATGACATGGAAGTTGCGGAGCGCCGTCATGGCGTCCCATCCGTAGGCTCGCCCGGCGAGTCCAGCAGCGATGATGTCTGTCGGCTTTCGCCGGTACGCAGCCGGGACGATGCCCGACTGGGCGAGCACGTCGGCTTGCTTGCAGATCAGGTCGAAAACCTCAGTCTCCGACAGTGGCATGAGGGTGGTCATGTGGTTCTCCTTGGTTGGTTGCTAACAGTTTAGCCGTTCCGGCTAGCCGAGGCTATGGGGATTCGCCCGAACCGTCAGATTCTTCGACGCCGCTCCCGCAACCTCCGCCGCTGCCGCTCCCCCAGGCCACCCCACACGCCCTGCTCCAACGGCCACAACGACGACTCCAGGCACGCCTCCCGCACCGGACACGACCCGCACAACTCGACAGCCTGAGCCGACGCCCGCGCCCCAACCTCAGGAAAGAACCACCACGTCGGAGCACCCCGGCACGCCGCCCGCCCCCGCCAATCCTCGCCGTCATCCATGCCGGTCAAGGCTACGCGAGCCGCCCCGGCAACACGGCGACCCGCATCGCACCCTGGACCGTCCTCTGGACACTAGAGTCATGGACATGCCAGAACCCGAGATCACCATTACCCCCATCGACCGGCTCACCCCGCACCCCGACAACCCGCGGCAAGGCGACATCGGAGCCATCACCCAGAGCATCGAACAGAACGGCTGGTACGGCACGCTTGTCGCCCAGCACTCCACCGGGCATGTCCTCGCCGGTAACCACCGCCTCCAAGCCGCCCGCCAACTCGGCATCGAGTCGCTGCCCGTCTGGTGGGTCGACTGCGACGACACACAAGCCCGCCGCATCCTCCTCGCCGACAACCGCACGAACGATCTCGCCACCTACGACAACGACCTGTTGACGGAACTCCTCGCCGGGTTGGCGTCGACGGATGATCTGCTCGGCTCCGGCTATGACGGCGACGACCTCGACGACCTCCTCGGCGACATTACGACCGACGTAAACGATGACCCGGGTGCTGGCGCTGGAGCGGTGCCAGACGATCCGATCACCGAACGTGGCGACCTCATTATTCTCGGTCAGCATCGCTTGGTGTGTGGCGACGCGACCGATGAGGCCGACCGGGCGTTGCTGCTGGATGGGGCACGCCCGGACGCGATCTACACCGACCCGCCGTATGGCATGAACCTTCAGACTGACTACGCAGCCATGCACACGTTCAAAAACAAGAGCCGCAAGTCGAATACGTTCCGCCCCGTCCTCGGAGACGACGCGCCGTATGACGCAGCGCCGCTCATCGAGGCGTTCGCTGACGTGGAGGAGCAGTTCTGGTGGGGTGCCGACTATTACCGGGGCACGATTCCGTCCGGTGGCTCTTGGGTGGTGTGGGACAAGCGAGAAGACGGAACCCTGAACTTCGACAAGGTCATCGGCAACGCGTTCGAACTGTGCTGGTCGCGCCAATCCCACCGCCGGGAGTTGGCCCGCATCCTCTGGACCGGATGGAACGGCCTCAATGCCAAAGACGAGGACACCAGCCGCCGCATCCACCCGACCCAGAAGCCGGTCGCTCTGGCGAAGTTTTTCATGGACCGCTGGATCAAGGACGGCTGGTCGGTGCTTGACCTGTACGCCGGGTCCGGTTCGACGCTGATGGCGTGCGAGGCAACCGGGCGACGCTGCTACACGATGGAACTGGACCCCGGCTACTGCGACGTGATCGTCACCCGTTGGGAGGAAGCAACCGGGCAGACCGCGGAGCGTCCGTGAAGCAAATCTCCCCGGAGGTCGCCGAGAAGTACCGGGCCGTCCTCGAACTCCGCTGCGCTGGGTTGTCGTTCGACCAGATCGCGCAACGCGTCGGCTACGCCGGTAGGCAGGGAGCGAAGCACGCCTACGACTCGGCGCTGGAACGGTGGGCGATCGAAACGGTCGAGCAGCAGCGCATCATCCAGTCGGAACGCCTCGACCGCATTTTCACGGAGGCGTACCGGGCAGCGGTGAAGGGCGACTTGTCCGCGATCGACCGGTGTCTCCGCATCGAGAAGCGCCGCGCCGAACTGTGGGGCCTCGACGCTCCCCGGCAGCACACCGTGACTGGCGCGGACGGTGGCCCGCTTGAGATCGCTACGGACGTGGGGCAGATTCTCCGTGACCGGCTTGCGGAGATCGCTGCCCGCGACCCGGCGGTCCTCGATGCTGTCCCGGTCGATGACGAGTGATCTGTCTCCGGCGCAGCGCCTCGCTGCCCTCCCGACCAGGGTGCTCGATCAGGTGCTCGCCGGGTTGGATGACCGGCAGGTCGAAGCCGCCCTCTACGACTGGAGCCTATGGGGCCGCCCGGATCAGCAACTCCCCGGCGACCTCGACTGGTTCATCATGCTGTATCTCGCTGGCCGCGGCTGGGGCAAGACCCGCACCGGCGCGGAGGCGATACGCCGAGAGGTCGAAGCCGGGCGTGCCGGACGCATCGCCCTCGTCGGCCCAACCGCCGCCGACGTGCGGGACACGATGATCGAGGGCGAGTCGGGGCTGATGCGAGTGTTCCCACCGTGGAACCTGCCCGAGTATGAGCCGTCGAAACGCCGGGTCACGTTCCGCAACGGCGCAGTCGCTACCGCCTACTCGGCAGACCAGCCGGACCGGCTGCGTGGCCCGAACCATGACCTGGCGTGGGCCGACGAGTTAGCGGCATGGCGGTACCCGGACGCGTGGGACATGCTGATGATGGGGCTGCGAATCGGCGACCAGCCCCGCGCCATCGTCACGACAACGCCGAGACCGATTGCGCTCATCAAGAGCCTGATCAACCGGGCTGGGGTCCGGGTCGTCACCGGGTCGACGTTCGACAACGCTGCGAACCTTGCACCGTCGTTCCTCGACGAGATCACCGGCCGCTACGAAGGCACCCGCCTCGGCCGTCAGGAACTCCACGCCGAGATCCTCGACGACGCCGAGGGTGCCCTCTGGTCCCGCATCCTGCTGGACGAGCATCGGGTGCGTGAAGTGCCGGACCTGACTCGGCTCGTTGTCGCTGTCGACCCGGCGGTGTCCGCTGGCCCCGACTCGGCCGAGACCGGCATCGTCGCTGTCGGTGTTGACGAGGGCGGCCACGGCTACGTTGTTGATGATCGCTCCACCCGAGGCTCCCCCGCAGAGTGGGCCAGTCAAGCCATCGCCCTGTACCACACGCTGCGCGCCGACCGCATCGTTGCCGAAGCCAACCAAGGAGGCGACATGGTGCGGCACACACTCGCCACTGTCGACCCGACAGTGCCAGTCAGACTCGTTCACGCATCCAGAGGCAAACGCACGAGAGCCGAACCGGTCGCTGCCCTGTACGAGCAGGGCCGCATCCATCACGTCGGCGGGTTCCCAGCCCTGGAGGATCAGCAATGCTCGTGGGTGCCCGGCGAAGGCGTGTCCCCAGATCGGGTTGACGCCCTCGTCTGGGCGGTCACCGACCTGCTAGTGGGCCAGCAAGCACCACCGGCTGTAGTACCCTCCGGTCTGTCGCAGTCGTCGCCCTGGGCTATCACATGAACCAACCGAAGCCGAGAACCGCTAAGCAGGTGCGCCCGCGCTCCACTGACTTCGCTGAGGTCGGATCAACCGGCCTCACGATCTACGGCGGGCGCGTGCAGGAGGACTTCCTCCGAGCATTGCAGGGACCGAAGGCGACAGCCGTGTTCCGCGAGATGGCCGACAACCATCCCGTCATCGGGGCGATATTGCACGCCGTCGAGATGCAGTTCCGATCCGTCGAGTGGAGCGTTCGCCCGGCTGATGAGAACAATCAGGCAGCCATCGACCAAGCCCAGTTCGTCGCCGGATGTATGGACGATATGTCGGCGTCGTGGCGGGACACGATCACGAACATCCTGTCGATGCTGACATACGGGTTCTGCGTCAACGAGATCGTGTACAAGCGCCGGGAAGGTCATCAGCAGGACGGGTCATCCAGCCGCTTCGATGACGGCCGCATCGGGTGGCGCAAGTTGCCGATCCGCGCGCAGGACACGATCGACGAGTGGGTGTTCGACGAGCATGGCGGCATCGACGCTGTGATCCAGAACGACATGACCTCCGGGTCAGGCCGGGTCACGATCCCGATTGAGAAGGCGCTGCTGTTCCGCACGACGACGAAGATGAACAACCCTCGTGGCCGGTCCGTGCTCCGCAACGCTTACGTGCCGTGGTACTACCAGCGCCGCATCCTAGAGATCGAAGCGATCGGCATTGAGCGTGACCTCGCCGGGCTACCGGTCGCGTTCGTGCCGCCGCAGTTGCTCAGCGACAATGCAACCAGCCAGGAATCAGCGGCCCTTGACGCCATCAAGGACATCGTGCGCAACATCAGGCGCGACGAGCAGGAGGGGCTCGTGTTCCCGCTGGCGTACGACCCAGACACGAAGCAGAAGGCGTACGACATTCAACTGCTCAGCACCGGTGGCCGCCGCCAGTTCGACACGAACGCAATCGCCGCCCGATACGACGCCCGCATCGCCATGTCCGTGTTGGCGGACTTCATCCTCCTGGGTCACGACCGGGTAGGGACTCAAGCCCTGTCCGTGTCGAAGATCAGCCTGTTCCACGAGTCGATCGGGGCGTGGCTCGACGGCATCTCCGACGTGTTCAACAAGCACGCCATCCCCCGACTCATGCGCCTCAACGGTGTCCCCGAGGACGAGTTCCCGATCCTCGTTGCGACCGCCCCAACGACTGTCGATCTCGGCGAGGTCGCCGACTACGTGTCGAAGTTGACCGGCTCCGGTGCCCTCCTCCCCGACGACGGCATGACCGACTGGCTGCGTGACCTCGCTGGGATGCCCGCCGAGGAGGCCGAGGTCCTAGCGTGACCCGCGTGCTGCTCACGTCGAAGCAGGCGCGGAGCAATCATCGCCACGAGTTCCGTCCAACTGGTGACGCCCGCCTCCGTGGCGGTGAGCATCGCCTCGGTCAAGCCCTGGAGGCAGCCCTCGCCGAGTTCCCGGTCGACGTGCTGGAGGACGGCCTGCGGGGCCGCCTGTCACCCGTGCAGGTCGCCGAGGAGTCCCTCGCCCGCATCGACCCGGAGCCGCTACAGCGAGCCATGTACGACATCTGGGCAGCCGAGGCTGCCGATGCTGCGGCCCGCATCACTGTCGAGATCAACCGGGAACTCATCCGCCGAGGCTCCGTCGTGCGGGTCCGCACGAACATCGTCAAAGCGAAGAACGTCAACCTGAAGTGGGATGTGGACCTGCCGTCGTTCGACCGGGCACCCGCCGCGTCTGCTGGAATCGCCACTGCCCGCACCCAGTCTGGGCTGACCCTGGCGAACCTGGGCCGCCAGCAGGCCGCCATGATCGGCACGCAGGTCGAGGCAGGGTTCACGACCGTCCAGCAGTTCGCAGCCGTGCAGCCGTTCACAGCCGGTCGGGTGGTCACTGGCCGCACCACCGGGCAGACCGCCCGCGCCGTGTTCGACATCCTGTCCGACACGACCCCGGCGCAGATGGTGCTCACTCCGGCTGACGCTGCCGCCTACCGAGGCTCGTTCACGAACGGGCTGTTTCCACGTTGGGCGACGGCCGTCAACCGGCACGCCGACACGGTGGCCGGGCAGTTGGCTGACCGAGGCGTCACCGGTGCCCGTGCCCGAGGCATCCTCGACCGCAGGACCCGAGCATACGGCGACCGGCTCCGCCGATCCCGGGCGAGGATGATCGCCCGCACCGAAACGAACATCATCCAGAACTTGGCGCAGCAGGACATGATGAATCAGGCTCAAGCGTCCGGCTTGGTCGGTCCGGCTGCTCAGAAGGAGTGGGTGACTGGCCCGTTCGACGTGTGTGATCTCTGTCAAGCCCTCGGCGGGCAACGTGTCCCCATCCAGGGTGCGTTCTCAACAGGCCACCAGCGGCCACCACGGCATCCGAACTGCCGGTGCATCATCCGCATGGTCCCGAACCTGTCGGGCGCTCCGCAACGGTTCGGCCTGGGCGTGCCCGGTGATCCGTTCCGCTACGTGTTCGCTGACGGATGGCAGGCTGGGGTGACGCCGGTCGCTGGGTTCCCGGCGGCTGCCGCCCCAGTGGTGGTGCCTCCGGCAGCGCCGCCCGTCGCCCCGCCGCCGCGACCGGTGCCAGCGCCGGGGCCGCCACCAGTTCCAGCAGTGTCGCCGACAACGGCAGCGCGCCATGTCGATGATCCGCTGGCCGCCATCGACGACATGGCCGCCCGCACTCCCGACGGTTTGCCCGGCCCATCCGAACTGCCGGTGCATCATTCGCATGGTCCTGTCGGCCGCCTCGGCCTGCGCGACGAGGTGATTGACACGGGTGATCGCATCATCCGACATGATCGGCACCTGCGAACCTTGAGGGAGGTGCAAGGCTTCGACGACCTGCCGGATGTGGTGCCCAACGCCGTGCTGGACGACCTCATCGACCAGGGCGGCACCGAGATCATGCGTGGCGAAGCGGCCGAGGAGTTCATGGACGCCCTGAAGGGCGGCGACTTCTACCCTGGCCAGGGCATCTACGGCCACGGCCAATACTTCGACTCGCTCCCCAGGTCATCCGCAGGTGACTTGGGGAACCGCCTCGCCCTCGTCAATCAGTACGTCGGTCGGCGTGGCGTGGCCACTCGGGCCGTGCTGAAGCCCGATGCCCGCACGCTGACTGGCGCTGAGGCACAGGAGGCAGCGAGGGTGCTGGGTGACGGTGCGCGCGCTGCTGCTGGCACATTGCGGGCTGACCCGACGACACCGCTGGACTTCTTTGTGGCCGCAGCATCTGGCCACCCCGACCATCTCCGCCGCCATCTCATGGACGCCATCCGTCGCGCGATCGACACCGACGACCTCACCATCCTGGACGAGTTGGCGGCCATGACCGGAGACCCCGGCTACGCCGCCGCCACACTCGGCTACGACGCGATCGTCGGCGCAGACTTCGGAGGGTCTTACATGGTCGTACTCAACCGGCAAGCCGTGGCGTTTGCTGATGATGTCATTACGGCCGACATGATCGAAGGCTTCATCGCAGAGGCCACGGCTGGCCGTGCTACGAACCTGAACGAAGCCCGCGCGGCAGTTGCCGCTGCCGCCGGGTGACGGCCCGCAGCGACGCCGCCACGGCCCGGCGCTGCCGACCAGTCAGGCTGTCCAGGCCGTGAGTCTCGGCCTGCTGGGCGAGCGCCATCCTGTCGTCTACTGGCCAGTCGCTCAACGGCGGGGCGCTTACGGCTCGGGCCAAGCGGCGGGACTCGTCGGGTGTCAGTGTCATCAGGCCTCCAGGGTAGCAGGCGGCCCCGGCCTGGAGTAGACCGGGGCCGCCGCAGCCACCACGCTGCGAGTAGGTCAGGCGAGTTTGGCATGCAGGCCGTTGCACAGTGCCGCAGCCTGCCAGACGTTGAGGGTCATCTGCACGGTGCCGATCGTGACCACGAATTTGGACGGGGAAAGGCGTTCCACCTTCACGTCGCGGGATGGGCAGTCGGGTTCGACGGTGATGTTCATTGCTGTGCTCCTTGCTGGTTGGTGGTTGCTTGCTTCGTCCCCTGCCCCGTCTTGCTCGGGGTGCCCGGCGGTCCGGGTCAGGGGTGGGGCCTAGCCGAGTTCGGTGACTTCGACCCGGTGAACGATGTCGAGCCGCGTCAGTGGGCGGTCGGGGTGCGGTCGGCGATGAGGAACTTGGTGTTGGTGCCGCACGAGTGGCACCAGCCCTTTTCTTCGTGTCCGGGCTTCGGAGACTGGATCTCCCGCAGGAAGGCCGTCCCCATCGGGGTGGCCGCCCGGCGGTTGAAGTAGGCCGTGGCCAGGTCGACATCCTCGGGTGCCGAGACCCACAACTCGAAGGGCTGGCCGCCGAACTGCGCCCACCAGGCTCGGGTGGCTTCGCTCATGTCGGGCTGTCCGATGATGGCGACGACTGTGAGGTCACGCCGGTCGGGCCGGTGGATGGTGTCGCCGGGCTGGAGTTCAGTGGCGGTGATGTTCATTGCTGGGTTCTCCTTGGTTGGTGGTTGGTTAGAAGATCAGGGTCGCCGTGTTGGTGGCGATGGCGGGGCAGGCGGCCAGCAGGCGGGCGATGGTGGCGAAGATGCTGGTGCCGAGGAGCCGGGCTGCGGTGCTGGTGGCGGTGTTGGTGGTTGCTTCCATGAGTTCATAATGCCATACCCCGGGTTAGGTTGTCAAGACCTTTTTCCCCGATCCGCTCAGAAAATCCAACGGCCATCCCGGCCTGTCTCCGGCGGCTAACGTGACGGCATGGTTATCTTCGACACGAGAGCAGAAGCCGCCGCCCACGCTGAAACGATCGGATGCTCGGGTGCTCACCAGATGGAGGGCGGTTGGATGCCGTGCGCAACCCATGCCGCCTACCAGCGGACAGGCAACCAGCCATACGGCAAGCAGGCCACCCGAACCGATGATGGTGAGGTGCCGATGCAGACTGTGACGAAACGCATCGAATATCAGGACGGCCAGTGGTGTGTCGTCGGGGAAACCACCGGCCGCCAGTTCGGCTGCTACTCAACCGAAGCCCAAGCCCAGGCCCGACTCGCCCAGGTTGAGGCCCTGTCGAAACGCTTGATCGACACAGCCGACGACCCGACCCTCGTCGCCCTGCACGACGGCTGCCACAAGACGACCGTCACCCACGAGGTCGCCATCGTTCACGAAGTCATCGAAGAAGTGCTGGAGGCCCGAGGGTGGGCACGCCCGTACACGACACCGCCGGTCGCCAAGCAGGCCGAGGTCGAACGCCTCGTGCCGGTCATCAAAGCCGAGGACCGCTACACGCTCGGTCCCGTCTACGTGCCCGGCTCCGTCGACTCAGACGGCGAAACGATCGCCGCCGATGACTTGCAGAAGGCACTGTGGGAATGGGTCCGCAAAGGTGACCGCACGATCTACCTCCAGCACTCGGAGGAGCCTGCCGGTGAGATGGTTGAGATCTTGACGTGGCCGTTCCCGATCGACACGACCCTCGATGTGCCCGGCCAGGAGCCTCGCCCGCACTCGTTCCCATCGGACACACCGTTCATGGGAGTCGTGTGGCAGGACTGGGCGTGGGATGCCGTGAAGAACGGTGACCTGCGCGGCTACTCAATCGGTGGTCGAGCGAACCGGGTCACCCTCGACGTGGCCGAACCAGTCGCCGCCTAGTCTCGTTCGGCTTCTACCCGTACCCGGTCACGAACTTCGAGCATGGCCCCGGGTTGACCTTCGGCGATGATGCGGAGCAGGTCATCGACGAGTGCCCGGTGCCGCTGCTTCCATGACACGCGGCGCTCGTTCGGTGGCAGCAGCGCCGCCGGGTTCATGTCCTTCGCTGTCTGCCCGGACACGTAGGCGTGCTGCCGGTTCCGCACCTGACTCGTCTTGACGACATGCCCGGCGAGTTCCAGGTGCCGGATCGCCGCTGACACGGACTGGTGTTTGCCGTTCAGCCGGTCCTCCGCTTCGGCTGATGTGAGGCCGGTCATCCCGGCGGTGCGGATCGCACCCAGGACCCGGCCCTGCATCGTCTTGGTGGCGGGTGCCTCAGACCACGCCTTCGACGTGTCCGAGTCTTGAACGTGGCCGATGCCGCCGCCGTAGACAGTGGCCGGGTCAGCCAGCACTTCCATCAACGGTTGCGGGTGGGCACGTTGGACGATGCCGCAGATGCTGCACTCGTCCCAGCCGGTTACTCCGGCAGGTTCCCATTCGTGGTCGTGGTTCATCGGGGTCTCCTTCCCGTCACCCTCAGCCTAGCCGCGGCTGACGGCCGGATGGGGGATTCCAGGCGGGGCAGCCGCCCCGCCGACGCGGGCTAGTCTGACGACATGCTTCACGCCGACGCCCTCCGCATCCACCCGGTCGTTGTTCAACACTCACCCGCCGCCAACGAACACACTGTCGCCATCGACCTCGGATTCGGTATCACCATGAAGGCGCGCCTGCTGCTCCCCATCGACGTGCCGTCACTGCACGCTGACGACGACCTGGAGCAAGCCGCCGGACGTGCCGCCCATCGGTTCTGCCTCGACTGGCTCGCTGAGGACCCGGACCATCTCCTCATCCAGATCACCGGCGAGGGTGACCGGTGCATCACCGGCGACCTGTTCAACCAGATCGGCGAGTCACTCACCGTGGACCTGCTGAACGTCGGCCATGCCGAGCCGGTGCGAAGCCTCGTCTGTGATGGCTGAACTCGTCACCGCTGCCGGTGCTGTCGTCACCGCGATCGTCGCTGGACTGTTCAGCGTCCTTGTGCAGCGAACTCGCCGGGAGAACAACACGGCGCACGACGCCAACATGCGGGTCCTGTCGAGCATCGACACACGCACGGAACGCATGGACGAGAAGTTGGATGAGCACGGTGAGTGGATCGCCGGGCACTCGGCTTGGCACAAGGGTCGCGGTGATGACCCGGCCTGAAAACGCGGAGCGGCCCCGGCTCCGGTAGGGGATCGGAGCCGGGGCCGCGAGGTCGGTGGGCTACGGCATCTTGGCGAGCGGCAGGTTGTCGATGATGCTGCGATCCCGGATGAACACCGGGCGCTCGGGCACGAAGCCGATCTTCATTTGGTGGGCGAGCGTGTCGGCCGCCTGCCTCCAGGTGGTGGTGGACACGCAGAGGATCTGCGTCGGCACGATGGCCGTGTCGTCGTAGGCGTTCCAGCATCCGGTGACGCTGTTCTGCTTGATGGTGTAGGTGGCTTCGGACATGGTGACCTCCTCAGGTCGGTGGTGGTTGGTGTTCATCTCCATGACCTAAGCATACACCTATCTAGGGCTATGTCAAGCCTAATCTTGAACCGTCACCATCAACGTCGATGCACCCTCTAACCTGACCGGCGACCCCGACGACAAGGGACCAGCATGACCGTCCAACTCACCGACCTGGATCTCGACGAGATCTCCGGCGTCGACCATCCCGCGAACCTGCACGAAGGCTGGCTCGTCATGAAGGCCGACACCGAGGCCGGGCCGCTGGACGCTGCGCTGACCCAAGTCGCCGAGGCCGCCAACCTGACCACAACCAAGGAGCAGACCGTGGATCTCCACGACGCCCCCGAGGTCGAGACCATCGACAAGGCCGCCGAGCCTGTCATCGACGACGAGTTCCGCAAGGAGGTCAGCGATCTGCGTAAGGCCCTGGCCGATGCGCGGGCCGAAGCCGCTGCCGTCAAGGACGAGCGGGCCGTCGAGAAGGCCACGGCTCGCGCCCACGACTGGGCGATCGTGCCCGGCGTGACCCCGGCCGAGTTCGGCCCTGTCCTGAAGGCTCTCACCGACCTCGCCCCCGACCAGGTGCAGATCATCGAGGACATCCTCGACGCCTGCACGACCGCGCTCAACGAGGCCGGAGTCCTGAAGGAACTCGGCACCGACGCCACCCCGGACGACGAGTCCGCATGGGACCGGCTCAACACCCTCGCCCGCTCCCTCGTGGACGCTGGCCGGGCAACCACCGTCGAGGACGGCGTGGCGAAGGCCGCCGCCGAGAACCCCGACCTGTACCGCGACTACCTGAACGAGATCGGAGCCTGACATGGCCTACCAGTCCCCGCAGGTGTCGATCGGCACCCTGACCGCCGCCGCCGACCTGTCGGCCAAGCAGTACCACTTCGTCAAGTTGGCTTCGGCCACCACGGTGAACGTGTGCTCAGCGGTCACGGACGTGCCGATCGGTGTCCTGCAAAACACGCCCGCCAGTGGCGCAGCCGCCGAGATCGTCCTCCTGGGCATCAGCAAGGTCGTGGCCGACGCCACCCTCGCTGCCGGGAACGTCATCGGCACGAGCGCCGACTCGCAGGCCCAGCCGCTCACCGTCGGCACCGAAACCACTGTCTACACATGCGGGCAGGCCATCGAGGCCGGTTCCGCTGGTGAGACCCTGACGGCCTTCATCAACATCTCGAACGGGAGGGCCGCCTGATGCCGCAGCCATCACAATCCGACGTGCATGTCGATGCCGTCCTGACCAACGTGTCGATCGCGTTCCAGCAGGAGGCCGACAACTTCGTCGCCTCCCGAGTGTTCCCGACCGTGCCGGTCAGCAAACAGTCCGACAAATTCTTCACCTACACCCAGGCAGACTTCTTCCGCGACCAGGCTCAGCCTCGTGCCGATGGCACCGAGTCGGCCGGATCGGGTTACGGCCTGTCGACCGACTCGTACTCGGCGAGCGTCTACGCGCTCCACAAGGACATCGGCGATCAGGTGCGGGCCAACAGCGACTCGCCGCTGGCCCCCGACATGGACGCCACCCGGTTCCTGACCCAGCAAACGCTGCTCCGGCAGGAGATCGACTGGGCGAGCCAGTACTTCACCACGAGCGTCTGGGGCACCGACGTGACTCCCAGCACCCTGTGGTCGGCGTCTGGTTCGACCCCGATCGACGACGTGCAGACCGGCATCAACACGGTCCTCACGAACACCGGCTACCTGGCCAACACGCTCGTCATGTCGTACGCCGTGTTCTCGATCCTCCGCAACCACACGGACCTGGTGGACCGGTTCAAGTACACCTCCAGCGAGTCGGTGACCGCCGACATGATGGCTGCCGTTCTCGGCGTCGACCGCATCCTCGTGATGCGCGGCATCAAGAACACGGCCGCTGAGGGTGCGTCCGCATCGTACGCCCAGATCGGCGACAAGGATGCCCTGCTGTGCTACTCGGCACCGTCGGCGGGCCTGATGGCCCCCACCGCCGGGTACAACTTCGTCTGGACGGGCCTCGCCCAGTCCGGCGGGTTGGGCACCTCCACCGCTGTGTCTCGGTTCCGACTCGACGCCCTGCGCGCCGACCGCATCGAGATCGAATCGGCGTGGGACTTCAAGGTCATCTCCAGCGCTCTCGGGTACTTCTTCAGCAACCCGGTCGCCTAGGCCTGACATCCTCCCCACCCGTCGAGGGCCGGGGCCTGATCGCTACGGCGGCGGGCACCCGGCCTTCGCCGCGTGTGGTTGACTAGGGGCATGCCTGCCGCCACTTGTGCCCCAACCACGGCAAGGAGAATCTGATGACCTGGACGTACGGCGGTGACCCGGATGCCAACGCCCGCGACGCGATCCGGTTTCTGACCGGCGACACCGACACCAACGATCAACTCCTGTCCGACGAGGAGATCACCTGGGTCAACAAGGAAGTCACCGGCTCAACGACTGCGACGACCGGCCTGTATGACGCTGCTGCCCGATGCTGCATCTCTGTCGCGTCGAAGTTCTCGCGGCTCGCCGATCAGGCGGTCGGTGACCTGAAGGTGTCGATGTCGCAGAAGGCCAAGGCGTACCGCTTGCAGGCTGAGGAACTCGCCGGGCTTGCCAGCCGGGAAGGCAACGTGCCAGTTCCGTACGCTGGCGGCATCTCGATCTCTGACAAGGAAGCCGTCGAGGATGACACTGACCGGGTGCGACCGTGGTTCTCGTCCGGCCAGTTCACCAACGACAACGAGGGCGGCATCAAGGTGGCGGCCCCAGAGAACTGCTGACCGATGGCTGCCCCCACTGACCAGTTCTGGACGGACCTGAAGGTCAACATGACGCCGGACACGGTGGATGTGCGAACCTCGTCGACGGTCAACAACTACGGGGAGCGCACGTTCTCCGGGTCAGCGACCACGTATGACGCTCATGTGCGTCGGGTCACGAGGGCTGATCGGGGTGACCGCAACGACCTCGCCGACGTGGATTGGATCGTGACCATTCCTGATGATTCGATCGCCCTGGCTGTCGATGACGAGGTGACCCTTCCGGCTCCCGTGTCGGCGGTGCGACCTATCGTGCGGGTCAACATTCTGAAGGACACGACCGGACAGGTCGGCGTGCAAGCCTACGTCGGTCGGGCATGATCCGTGTCACGGGCCTGGAGGGCCTGCGGGAGATGATCGACTCCGGCAACCGGGTCGTGATCCAAGCAACCGCCGAGGCGATCACCGACCTGACGGTCGATGTGGCTCGGCAGGCTGACGAACTCGTCCCGTTCGACACCGGTGACCTACGCAACTCGCAGGCCGTCAAGACACCGAAGGTCGGCGGCCTCGTCCCCGACTTGACCGGTGAGATCTCATACGGCGGCCCGTCTGCCCCGTACGCCCTCATCCAGCACGAGAACGAAAGCCTGTGGCATCCACCGAAGCCGCCGGGCCGGTCGAAGGTCGGCGGCAGGCAAGGCGTCGGCCCGGTCGCTCCCGGCTCAGGCCGTGGCCCCAAGTACCTGGAATACCCGCTGAAGCGGGTCGCCAAGACGTTCGGCACTGACATCGTGACGGCCATCAACCGCAAGTTGGCGACGCGATGAGTGCCCTCACCGACCTCGGCACTCGGCTCGACACGGCAACGATCAGCACGCAGGACTTGACGCTCGGCACGAACCTGTTCCTCGGTCGCTTGCCTGACTCGCCGGACACGTGCGTCGCCCTGTTTGAGACATCCGGGTTGGCTCCCACCGACCAGTTCGGCACCGGCGTCCCGGCGATTGAGACTCCCGGCATACAGGTTCGGGTGCGGGCTGCCGCCTACTCCACGTCGCAGTCGCTCGCCGTGGACGTGTGGAAGGACCTCGCAACGGTCGCGAACGAGGCGCTGTCTGGCACCCGCTATCTGCGAGTCGACCTGCTCCAGTCGCCGTTCGGCCTGGAGCGCGACGGCCAGGACCGGATGGTTTACGCCTTCAATCTGAACGCCGTCAAGGCGACCTGAGTTTCGTGGGTGACCCGTTCGGTGAGCGGCAGCCGCGGGCCATGCCGGGTGAGACTCGCGAGATGGTGCGCTGCAACAACCCGGAGTGCGCCGGACCGGCGATTGAGCGCGGTGGGAAGCCTGCCCTGATCGCCGAGTTGGTGACGGCCCCGTGGCGCATCCAGTGCTGGCGGTGCAAGCACCGCAACGTCAGCGGCTAACCCTCCGGCTGCCAGTAGCCGTACACGCAGCGGGTGCCGTCACGGGAGCAGTCGTGCGTGTCATAGAGCACGCCGTCGATGACGGCAGCGAGGTGGCGGGACAGGCGCACGATGAGTCGACCAGGCGGCAGTTCATCAGCCCGGAGATGCACCCGGCAGCCGGACCCGACGGTCATCGTCGGTGTCCACTCCCAGCCGTGGTCGGCGAGGTACTCGCGGATCACCTGCTTGTGGACCCCGTTGCGGGGTGACGGGTTCTTCGCTGCGGCCCGAGCAGCGGCAGAGCGGCCCTGCCCAAACTCACATTTTCGGTCGAACAGTTCGTCGTACACGTCGGCGTAGTCGCGGCCGGTGGCGATGGCGATGGCTCGGGTCACGCAGTCGCCGGTCGTGCCTTTGTATCCGGCGGCTGCCCTGCCGCCGTCGTCGCGTACATGGCGGATGGCAGTCACTGCTCGTCCTTTGCTCGGTCCACCACGGCGAACCCCAAGGACGAGTTGCACGGCTCGCAATAGTAGCCGCCCCACCCCCCAGGCATCGGGTCGATCCCGTACACGGTGGCGGGCAGTCCGCACTGCTGCTCACACGGTCGATTGAAGGTCACTGCTCGTCCCTCCAGTCGTAGGGGCGGCGGCGTGCCTCCCATGCCTCCATGTCGAAGTCGTCGAGGTCGTCGAGGAACCGCTCGACCCGTGGGCGCGCCCAGTAGCCGAGCGTCACGAGGATCGCCGGGGCGATGACCCCCTCCCACAGCGGGTTAGTCATCCACAGGAGGGCGATCATGCCGTCACCTCGGCGGGGAGGTGCTCCCGGATGAACTCGTCGGCTTCGACGGTGCGACCGTCGAGTGTGACGAGCAGGCGCTTGCCGCGCCCGCTGTTTACCGTGCCCCACCACACGGTCGGAATCGGGTGGTCGTTGTCGTCGGGCTTGCCGACGGAGATGCCGTAGCCGGTGGCTGACTCGTCGCCCTCCAGCATCGCCTGGAAGATGATGCTGGTCAGATACGACGGGTCGTCCCATCGTTCCTGCCGGTTGAGTGCCGTCGCGAGGATCTCGCTGATCCGGTGCCCGGTCGAGTGCGTGTACAGGAACACGCTGTCGGTGAGGGCGCTGCCCTGCTGGATCTCGATGTTGCCTCGGCTTCCCATGATGTTCTCCTTCTGGTTGGTGGTTGCTGGTTGTCAGTCGAGGTAGCCGTAGACCATCTGCTGACCGTCCACGTCGAAGGTCTTGCCGGTGCCGATCACGTCGACTTCGACGACCTCGCCGCTGCGCTTCGTGACGGCGGTCGGCCAGCCTGCCTCGATGAGTTGGGCGGGACCGAACACGACCCACTTGCCGTTCTTGGTCTTGCGGAACCGGCAGGCGTCGGCCTCGACGGTGCGGACGTTCTCGGCGGTGATGGTCATGACTGCCTCCTTGGTGGTGGTTGGTTAGAGCCAGAACAACCGCTGGGCGCTGTCGACCCAAACGATCGCTTTGTCGGCGGTCGTGGCGGTGTAGTCGGTGAGCCAGTGGGCGGTGTTGCGAGGCCGGTCCATCTGCTCAGGGGTGCGGTAGTAGATGATGCTCCAGTCATCCTCATTGTCGATGAAGGCTACGAACGCCGGGGTGGCTCGGCGGCGAGGCCCTGGGTAGACAATCACGTAGTCGTTCTTGCGGATCAGGTCGGTGGCCTGTTCATCGGTGAGTCGTTCAGCATGCTTGGCGGCTTCGCCGTAGGTGTCAGGTGCTTCGATTGAGTGGGCGGTGTTCATAGGTACCACTATACACATTGTGGTGGATATGTGTTGGGATTTCTTCGTCTCGGACAAACTTTTTCGACGGCCTCAATGACTGTCACCACCTACGAGCCTGCACCTGTCATGATGGCAACGTCCGAGGTGCCGCTAGTCGGCCTGGGTGCCCGAGTGGCCGACGCTGCCCGGCACCCGCACGTGCCCGAAGGAGGCAGCGTGGCCAAGTTCACCGTGACCGGCGGCCCAACCGGCGACGCCGGTGTCACCATCACCGGCAAGTGGCACCCGCCCGGCTCCACCGTCGACGCCCCAGGCAAGGACGTGGACTGGCTCGTCGAACAGGGCTACCTGAAAGCCGGTGCCCGCAAGGCCGCTGCCCCGACCCCTGACTCCGAGGAGGAGTAGCCGATGCCGACGTTCATTCACGGCCGCACCAGCAAGGTGTACGTCGACGAGTTCGACCTCACCTCGTACTTCAACGATTCCAACGTGACCATCAGTCAGGCCGCCGACGACACGACCGCGTACGGGAACACGTCGAAGTCGTACTTGCCGGGCCTGCGCTCTGGCACGGTCGGCCTGACCGGCATGTGGTCGGCCGACACGGACGGCTCCGACGAGGAACTCCAGGCGCTGCTCGGCAACGCCACGACCCCGCTGCTCACGGTCGCTGAGGCTGCCGGAACGATCGGCAACCGGGCGGTGCTCGCCAAGGCGCACGCGACCTCGTATGCGATCTCCAACCCGGTCGCCGGAGTGGCCGCCGTCACTGCCGACTTTGAGGCATCAACCGACGGCACCACCAACGTCACGAACGCCCTCGCCACTGGTGTCCAGTTGACGACCGGAGCGAGCATCGCATACGGATCGCTCGGCGACCTCGCCTCCGTCGACAATGCGGCATCCAGCGCCAACGGCGGCATCGGCGTCCTCCACGTTCCCACCGACACGATCGGCGGTGGAGCCACCACCATCAAGATTCAGCATTCAGCGAACGATTCGACGTGGGCGGACCTCATCAGTTTCACGGCCGTGTCGGCCGGTGCGGTGACCTCCCAACTGTCGGCCGTGTCCGGCACCGTGAACCGGTACCTCCGGGCCACCGCCTCAACAGCGGGGTCGTCCGGCGCGATCACGTTCATGGTGTCGTTCGCTCGCTTCTAACCCTCACCCTCCAGCAAAGGAACAACTCTCATGCCAACCTTCGTTCACGGCAAGTCGACCAACTTCCAGGTCGATGACACCGGCGGCACCATCCGCGACATCTCGAACGTCTGCGACTCCGTGGATTTCCCGGAGACCATCGAAACCGGCGAAACCACAGCGTTCGGCTCCACGTCAAAATCGTTCGTGGTGGGCCTTCGTGACGCCACCATCAGTGTCAGCGGCAACTGGGATGCGACCGTCGACGGGTACTTGATCGGCACGGAACCGGCCTCCCGGTCGTTCGTGTTCGGCCCTGCCGGATCAACCGGCGGCAACATCAAGTACTCCGGCGAGTGCATCCTCACCAACTACTCGATCGGTGCGCCGGTCGGTGACACGGTGACGTTCTCAGCGAACCTTCAGGTCACCGGTGATGTGACCCGAGGCACGTTCTGATCCCGACCGACAACAAGAGGAGAGTGACCGTGGTGTCCATCCGTGACCAGATCCGAGCCGCTGACGACCTGTCGGCCGAACTTGTCGACATCGACGAGTGGGCTGTCACCGTCGAGGTGCGGTCCATGACCGGTAGGCAGCGTGCCGCCGTCGTGCGAGCCATCTCAGGTGACGACGATGATCGTCTGGAGTCGCTGTGGGGCGAGATCCTCGTGGCGTGCGTCCATGACCCGGACTCCGGGGAGCCAGTGTTCGACGCTGACGACCTGGAGTGGCTGTTCGACAAGTCGGCGGCGGTCATTGACCGGCTGTCGACGGTGTGCCTGCGGGTCGCCGGGATTGTCGACGGGGCGGTCGATGAGGCGGGAAAAGACTCCTCGGCTTCCCTGACTCTCGTGGACGGGTAGATCCAGAGCGCCGGTTTCTGTTCCGCCTGGCCCGCGACCTCGGCATGACCGTCGGCGAGGTGCAGGACAGGATGTCGTCCTATGAGATCACGGAGTGGGCAGCGTTCTATCGGGTCGAGGCCGATGACCAGAAACGTGAGATGGACAAGATGAAGAACCGACGAGGCCGGAGGTGAACCAGTGGCAGCGATGACGACCGTCGTCAAGGCGATCCTGACCGCTGACTCGACCCGGCTGACGAAGGAACTCAAGAAGGCGAAAGCCGGTCTGAAAAAGTTCAGCGAGTCGGCAACGAAGGCAGGCCGGTCGATGACGACGGGCCTGACCCTGCCGTTGGCTGGTGCCGCTGCTGGTGCCGTGAAGGCTGCTGTCGGGTTTGAGACTTCCATGACTCAGATCCAGTCGCTGGTCGGCCTGTCCGCCGAAACGGTGCAGGGCTTTGAGCAGGACGTGAAGCGCCTGTCGGGCGAAACGGCGCAGGCTCCGAAGGATCTCGCGGACGCCATGTTCTTCATCACGTCCGCTGGCCTGCGCGGCGCTGACGCTGTGGATGTGCTGGAGGCATCGGCGAAGGCGGCAGCGATCGGCCTGGGCGACACGGCCACGGTTGCTGATCTGGCCACGTCGGCGCTGAACGCGTACGGTGCGGAGAACCTGTCGGCAGTCCAGGCCACCGACACGATGGTCGCCGCTGTGCGGGAAGGCAAGTTGGAGGCGTCCGAGTTGGCCGGGTCGATGGGCCGAGTCCTGCCGATCGCGTCAGCGATGGGCGTCCAGTTCAACGAGGTGGGTGCAGCGTTCGCTGCCCTGTCGAGAACCGGCACGAACGCTGCCGAGGCCGCCACGCAGATCCGCGGCATCCTCGCCTCCCTGTTGCGACCGACGAAGCAGTCGGAGGAGGCGATGGCGTCACTCGGCCTGTCGTCTGCTGACTTGCGAACGCAGATCCGCGAGGAGGGGTTGCTCGCCACTCTCAAGACGTTGGCTGAACGGTTCGACGGCCAGTCGGAGGCGGCGGCTGCCGTGTTCGGCAACATCCGCGCCCTGTCCGGCGTCATGGACCTCATGGGGGCCAACGTCGAAACCACTGAGCAGATCTTCGCGAACATGGCGGACACGACTGGCATGTTGGGCGAGGCGTTCGGGGTTGTGTCGGAAACGTCCGGCTTCAAGTTGCAGCAAGCGATGGCCGACATCAAGGCGGCGCTCATCGACGTGGGTGACGTGCTGATTCCGGTGATAGTTCCGGCGATCCAGTCGCTGGCCGGGTTCGTCAAGGACCTCGCTGACCGGTTCGCTGGCATGTCGTCAGTGACGCAGAACACGATCGTCGGGTTCGCTGGCATCGCAGCGGTCGCTGGTCCGCTGCTGCTACTCGTCGGCAAGTTGGCTGCGGCCTTCGCTGCCCTGAACCCGTGGCTGCTCGCAGTTGGGGCTGCCGTCGGGGTGCTCGCCTTCGCTTGGGCTGACTCGCGGGCACGGGCGATGGAGGCCGAGGAGAACGCCCGCCTGTTCGGCGAGGCGATGGTCGAAGCAGGGGATCAGACGCAAGGCATGGCCGAACGGGTAGACGCCCTGGTTGCGTCGCTCGCTCACCTGGCAGAACCGATGGAGGAGGGCGCTGAGGCCGTTGGTGAGATGACCGGCGAGATGGCGTTCCTGCGGTCGCAGTTGTCGAAGGCCGGGGTGCTCGGCGACCTGGAGGACGCCGGGGTTACGCTTGACACGCTGGCCGGGGCGATCGACACGAATGTTGTTGAATGGTACAGCCTGATGGCCGCTCTCCGGTTGACCGCTGGGGGTGCATCACACGCTGATGACGTGATCGCCGAGTTGGAAGGCGACACGAAGGCGCTGGCTGAAACCCTGTTCGACGCCGTGGAGGCTGACGAGGACTTCGCCGAGGCGCTGCTCAGGATCGCTGACGCCCTAGACACCACCCGGTCGGCGCAACGGAAGTGGACCGACGACATGGAGGGCGAGGCCCGGGAGGGCGTCCAGAAGATTCGGGAGGAGTGGCAGAAGTACTCGGCGATCCTGGGCCGCGACGTGCTGCCCATCATCGACCAGATGGAGGCGGCGGGTTTCTCACAGGTCGACATTCTGCGGACGATCGAGGCCCGGTTGGATGCGGTGTCCGGGGCTGAGGAACGGCGCGCCACGGCGCAGTCGCTGGCAGAGGCGGCAGCCCCCGGATGGATCGCCATGCTGGAAAGCACCGCGACCGAAACCGCTGCGGCTGCTGAAGCCACGTCTGATGCCGAGCGCGAAACAGCCGACTGGACCGCCGCCCTGGAGGACCAGTTGACAGCGTTCGATGCCCTCATCGACGGCATCGCTACCGCCACTGACCGATTCTTCACGATGTCCGAGTTGGAGGACCGCCTCGCGAAAGAAACCCGCGACCTCGTAGACGCCTTGCTGGAGTCGGAGGCCGGGCTGCTCGGCACAGGTGAGGCGGCAGAGGCTGCCCGTGCCGCAGCGAAGGGTTACGCCGATGCGTTCGACGATCTGATCGCTGGGATGGTTGAGCAGGGCGGCACCCCGGATGAGGTCGCTCAGCGGTTCTTGAATCTGCGTGACGACATCGAGGCGACGGCTGCCGCACTCGGTCTGCTGCCTGAGGAGATCGCCTTGCTGTCTGAGGCGTTGGGGGCGATCCCATCGACGCTGCCAGTTGAGGTGCAGGTCGCGGTCGCGATGCAGGATGTCGAGTTCGCTGGTCAACTGGTTTCCGACTTCTTGGATGTCACGCCGTTCGCTGATGGGGGACTGGTGACCCGCCCGACGTTGGCTTTGATCGGCGAGGCCGGTCCCGAGGCAGTGGTTCCAATATCAGGCAACGGCGGAGGCGGCTTGCCGCCCGGTTTGACTGGCGGCGACACGTTCGTCACGGTGAACGTGACTGGTGTGTCCGGCGAGGAAGTCGTGGAGGCCATCAACCGGGAGATCCGCAACAACGGTGCAGCGCCGGTGTCGGTGACTGGCGATCGGCGGCGCTGACTCATGCCGATCTACACAGACTGGACGGTTCACGTCGGAGGGTTCGACGGAGCGACCGGTGTCACGGAGGGTGTGCCGGACGACGCTGTGGACTTCACGTCGCGAGTGCGGAGCCTGACTGTTGACCAGCAGGTTGAACTAGCGGCGCTCGGCCGGGCCTCAGCAACGATCACGCTCGGCAACGATGATGGTGCCCTGACCCCCGGCGGTGGCGGCACCTATCAAGCGTTTGACTGGTTCGCCCAGCCGGTGTGTATTACGGGCCGGTACGGCACATCCTCACCGCCCTCTACGAAGGCCGGGTTCTATCCGTTCTTCACTGGGGTGATTCATGCCGTCAAGTTCAGCGACGATTCGTTCGATTCGACGTTGACGCTGGAGTGCCTGGACTGGCGGGCGTTTATGGCGAGGTGGACTCGTCAAACAGCCAGCACGTTCACGGCCCAGTCTGCCGTCACTGTGCTCGTCGGCTACATCTGGGATGTGTCAGTCATGCCGAAGTTCGGTGCTACGAACCGCAGCATGACAGCCCGATACCAAGGTCCGTTCGACGATGACTACACCGGGACAGTGGCGATCGGCGATTACGCCAACGACGCCGGGGCGACACTCATCGCGTCGGAGGCAGGCTTCACCTTCCCCGCCACCATCGAGTTCGCCACCGACGACACGAACTACTTCCAGTCGATCATGCCGCGCAACCATCTGAACAACAAGACGGCCGCTGACACGGAAGTCAAGTTCCGCGACACCTCCTCGGCGCTAGGCGACGGTGAGGTGCCGTTCCGTAATCTGCGGCTCGGCTGGACAACAGACGATCTCGTCACCCAAGCCGTATGCAACCGAGTGGGCGGCACAGCATCCACGGCGTATGACAACACACTCAGCCAGACCTACGGGCCGAGGTCGATCGAATACACGAACCTTTACAACGTCGACGACACAGCCACGCAGGCGCTAGCGGACTGGTGGACGACCCGGTTCGACACCGTGGAGTTCACCGCCACCGGCCTGGAGATCACCGGCGGCATGATCGAGTCACACTCCAACACGTCGTCAGCCACGCAGGCCGTAGTGAACCTGCTGATGGGTGAGTGCGGGTTCGCTATGGGCATCCTGTATGCCCGAACCTCGATCGAGTGGACCGGGGCTGGTAGCACATCCAACACGGCTCAGGTGCTGCCTATCAGAGTGCGGCTGTCTGCCCGCCCTGACGATTGGGTGATGAGGCTCGACGTGAAGCCGATGGCAACGTATGGCGGGTTCAGGCTTGATGACACTATCGCTGGTGTTCTCGACACGAACAGGCTCGGCTGATGTCTTACTCGCAGGTTCGTGTGTTTGCTGGTGCAGCCGGGTGGTGTGTGTCGGCGCAGCAGCACGACGGTGATGATGGCGGCACCGTGACGGTGTGGTCGTTCGATACTGAGGCGGAGGCGGTCGCCTACGCTGACTCTCTCAACAGCCAGGAGGCTGACTAATGGCATTTTCTAGCGGGCAGGTTCTTACTGCCGCTCAACTCAACGACCTTGACATCGACAGCCTGTCGTTTGGTACACCACCAAACAATACCCAGACCATCGCGCTGTACGAAGCAGGTTCGGCGTTCTACGGCTTCGGGAACGACGTGAATCGCATCGCGATCTACGCCGACAACAGCGCGACAACAGAACGAGCGTCGATTACGAGCGACGGCCGGTTAGGCATAAACACCACCGCGCCAGCCCGCCTTGTTGACATCAGTGGCGACGGAACCGACCTAACGGCTACCACTTCGTCGCTGCATTACCTCGTCATTCACGCTGCTGGCGACAGCGGCATGGGCATCTACGCGGGGAACACCAAGAACTCGTATCTGCGGTTCGCTGACACTGACAGCCAGTCAGTAGGTGGATTCAACTACGACCACAATGGGGACTTGCTGTATATTCGCACGGCGGGTACTGACCGTGTGCGGGTCCACAGCAGCGGCCTCTATCCGCACGCCGACAACACCTACTCGTTGGGTACGGCGTCAAAAAGGTGGACAACGGTGTACGCTACTGACGGCACCATCGACACCTCGGATGCTGCCCTGAAAACCGATGTTGAAGATTCGGCGCTTGGCTTGAACTTCATCAACGAGTTGCGGCCCGTGTCGTATCGGTGGGTTGAAACCGAAGGGCGGCCAGGGATACGGCGGCACCACGGATTCATCGCCCAGGAGGTTGCGTCCGTTCTTGGTGACGATGCCTCCTCCACAGCCCTCTGGATTGACACTCCCATTGAGGCAGAAGAAGCCATTTTAGAGGACGACGAACGAGGTCGGTCACCGTTGCCTGCCGTTGAAGCGCACAACGAGCAGGGGTTGCGCTACCACGAACTGGTTGCTCCGCTGGTCAAAGCCGTGCAGGAACTCACTGCCCGCCTTGAGGCGCTGGAAGGGTGACCACCGTGACCGTCACCGCCGCTGAGATCGTCGCAGAACTCCAAACCGACACCACCGCCCAACCCTGGGTGATCGTCGCGGCCCTCCGAATCGAAAATCGCAAACTCCACGCCATGCTGGAGGCCGGTGATGCCGCCGATCCCCCTACATCCACCACGGCGGCGTGACGGTCACGAGGGTGACGCCTCGGCGACTACGATGGTGGCCGTCCGGCTAACGGGAGGACCACGACCATGAAGCATCCGGTGCTGAGCCGACGGCGACGCCGCCGCCACCCAGCAGTCCGCACGCTACAGGAATGGCTGATCGAGGCCGGGGAGGAACCCGGCCGGGTTGACGGCATCTTCGGCGGTAAGACGGATCGGGCGGTGCGCCGGTTCCAGACCCGCGCTGGGCTGACAGTCGACGGGATCGTCGGCCGCAACACGTGGGGCGCCCTGAAAACCGCGGTGTCGGTGGTGCGGGCCGAACCGCCGCTGCCGGAACCGGAGGCTGAGCATCGGATCGTGCCCCGTAACGAGTGGGGTGCGAGGCCGCCGAGGTGGACGACTCCGAACCTGAAGCACCGGCCGGTCGTCTACATTCATCACGCTGCTGATCCGAAGCCGAGCCGGTTCGGTGAGGACGCTGAGGCCCGCAAGTTTCAGAACGGGCACATGGACACTCGTGGCTGGTCCGATCTGGCGTACAACTTTCTGGTCACTCCGTCGGGTCGTGTGTTGGAGGGCCGCGGGTGGGGCATCAGACCGGGTGCGACCCGCAACCACAACAGCGAATCGGTCGCTGTCTGTTTCATGGGGTACTTCCACAAGCCAGTCAACGAGAAGCCGTCGGCGGAGGCGATTGCTGCGTGCGTGTGGCTGATCCGGCAGGGCATCGACGCCGGATGGTTGACCAGCAACGTGCAGGTGCTTGGGCATCGCAACGTGGCCCGCACTGCGTGCCCCGGCGACCATCTGTTTATGCGACTCGGCGACATCGCTAAGCAGGCGTTGGCGTGAACCCGCCGGACCAGTCGCTGGATGCGTTCGCTGTGGAGCGCCGCGCTCAACGGCAGGCCCGCTGGACGGACCGGCTGCCCCCGGAGGTCGTGCAGGAGATTCTGGAGTCCACGGCAGGCACTCGCCTAGTTGCCCAGTGGTTGCTGTCGCTCGGCTACGAGGGTGCGACCGACAAGAAGGTCGAGTGGCTGGTGCAGTCGCGGGGTGGCCGTGGAGGCGCTTGACGAGTTCGCCGACCCGGAGGCGCTGCTTGCTCAGGTTGTCGGCCTCGATCGGCGTTTGCAGGCAGCGAAGGTCAAGCAGGCTGCCGCTCAGACGGCCGCACAAGCCGCTGAGGCGGCCCTGGAGGCCGCTGAGGGTCGGCTAGCCGTCTACGAGGCGGCGACCGCTCAGAAGCCTCCTGCGTGGCTATCGCCGAAACGAGCGAAACGAGGCACCGCCGTCGCAGTCGCGATGCTGTC